CGGTAAGTATAACAGAAGGATGCCACGCCCCAACGCCAACCGCACCCCGCTACAGAAGATGGACGCTCAACGCAGATACGCATGGTGTAGGTATTACGAAGAGGCACGGACGAACCACGAAGAGGCCTTAATACATATTACACGCATACGGCGGGTAATAGCCAACGACCTACCCCAGCATATTAAGACGGAAATGGAGGAGATGGCACACGCATTAGCCAAGCCTTACGAATGCCCTATATGTTTAGACCTAATACCCAAAGGGGAGTTAGATATTACAAACTGCGGACATAAATACTGTAAGCGGTGCTTAACTACACTAAAGGCCACACCCCAGCCAAAGTGTGCGATGTGCAGAACGGAGTTATGGGTAAAAACAAATAATGGCACAGAAGCAGAGTAATGCTATACTACGAACGCCTTAAGTTTATAGGAGAGCCTAAACGAGATAACTACGGAAAATATAGTTATCTGGTTTATTTAAGAGATTATTTATTATGGTCTAAAAGGGGTAGAAAGCGTTTCCACTCTTTTTAGGCCGTATAGGACAGCAGTTTTACAAATGTATCAAAAAACATAAACTAACCCCTTAAAATGCTCGGTAAATCGGCGGTGAGTGTGATGGTTGCTATGTTAGATAGACTTGAAGGGCTACCCCCATTATGTCCTTTAGATAATGTTTCAAAATATTCTTTATTTGCTGTCGTATATTCTGGGGCATTTGCACCGGTTGCTCGGACGGGTTCGTTTAGAACAGTATTTAGATGGCTATACCATGTAGCAAGATCGGGCGACTTGCGGTAATGGTAAAGGGGTGAAGCGTGGCACGAACAACAACAAGGAAAAGTAGAGTTAAGCGTTTCAAATATTAAAGACTGATTACTACCAGTAGCCATTCTTTTATATTAATCGTAGATATTTTAGTAGCGTATATTTTTACATTAGGCGACCAGCAAGTCCAGCGTGGCCTCTGCGTCTTGCCCCACCGCTCATAGCACCACCGCTTTCTGCACCACCGCTTTCCGCTCCAGCACTCATCGCACCACCGCTACGGGCTGAACCCATAGAGTGGAACTCCTTAACACGGCCAAGCACATTGCCAAGTCTGTGTAAAGCACCACGACCGCCGATAATGCGTGTAAGGTTGCTACGAGTTCCAGCAGAGGACATAGGTGCGTTAATAACATCAGCCTCGTTAAGAACACCCTTAATCACACGGGAACTGCCTTTTACGGTTTCAAAATAGCCAGAGTTGGCCGTGATGATATACAGCGTAGCGTTAGACACGTTAGTCTGCGACCAGTTGCTTACGGTAGCGTTGAACTGGAAAGTGTAGTTTCCTACGACGGATGGGGCTTGTCCTTCTTGGAGTGTGATATCCTTTGAAGGCTTTAGCACGAGGAAGCCACCACATAACTGGGTCTTGTAGCCACCAGCATTAGGAGGGGTTGCTCCGTTCTTGTTTGCAGACTGGGTGTAGCCGAGCCATGTATTGTAGTCCATCTCAAGGCCATTCATTACGGACATCGCATACAGTTCCTCCGTTGTGTGGGAGGCAAGGAGGCCAGAGAAGTTATCAAAGTTAATGGAAATCTGTGTAAGGGGAAGATACCAGTCGGCATCAGTTGACCCGTATGCTTGGGGCTTACAGTATATAATGATTAGATCGGGAATGCAAGGTAGCGTAATGGTCTGGGACTGGACTGAAGCAGTCTGGCCGTAGCCGATACCAGAGCCACCGTTGCTATTAACAAGGGCTTGGTTAGAAACATAGCGGGGGAACTCGTAGTAAGGCACTACGCTCTTGGCGGGTAGAGGAATGGAAAGTGAAGGGGTTAGGAACTGCACGTTGACACGGGAGTTGCTGAAGGGGCTTCCAGACTGTGTGCCAGAGTTGTAGGCGACAGCACTAACGGCAACCACGTTAGAGCAAGAGCGAAGCACACGGCCAACCGGAGAGGTCTGGCTGGGACTTGTCAAGTTCATCACCAACTGTATATTCTGGACTCCAAACATTCCAGTATCCATCTCATGAATGTCGCTGAAGATAAAGGGAGAAAGCACCAGTTTCTCGTTAGAGTAGAAAGATACGAAGATGGGATAAGAAGGCTGAAGGGCAGTCTGGACGGGAACGCCGTTCGTGTATGCAACAGTAATACCACCAGATGTGTATGTGCCGTTGCCAGTTAGGGCTTGGCCGTTAGGCAAAGTAAATACAAACTGACCCCACGCACCGTTAGGGATATCGGCACGGCTTGTAGAAGACATGTAATCACCAAGAGGGTTGCGGTTAGTAGCGAAGGCATCATTATAGTTGCCGTATGTATCTAACATATTAGGGCAAGTCCGCTGGATACGGTTCTTGTTGTAATCGGTTAGACGCATAACCTCGTAGAGAACATCGCCAGTATTCATCGTGACTGTAGCGTCGTTAATAGTCGCTGTCATCGTCTGAACGAGAGAATGAAGAGGGAACGACGCAAGGGCTACATCACGACCAAGCACAACGCAAGGAACACCCGCAGTATTTGTCACCGGAGTAGCCGTGAATGAGAGAAAACACTGGGAACGCCACTCTAATGCACGGTCAATAAACACTCCCTCTGAAGGGACTGTAATGTTGTAAGTGTGCTGTGAGGCCGTCTGGGAGAGTGCCGTATAAGGGGCATTTGTAAGGGACAATGCACCTTTTTCAACTGCATAACGTGGTTGTGTCTGAACTATGCGGTCGTCATATACCGAAAGTTTCTGAACGGCATCGGTCATTTTTATATTCATTACCCATATTTAAATCTTGCCATTTTTCTATTTTTCTTACTTTTTACGGAACATCATCTTAATGGATACATTTGTCTGGTTAAACATATTGATGGGGTATAACTTATTATCCAAGCGGTTCTTCCAGAACACTTGTATATCTATATTACGCAGTTCCGTGCGTGAGCCAGTAAAGGAGGATAAGCGGTATTCGCCAGTAGGGGTGTAAGATAGGAAACCACGATAATCTTCTGCCCGTTCTATCGGGACGGATATATCTGTTATTATTGGTGTAAAAGCCGAAGAGGATTCCACTGGGGAAGCGTTATTACCTTCGCCGTAGGTTAGTGGTGTTCCAGTTTGCTCTGGGAAAATGGGGATCATAGTAGAGGAAAACACGATTGCGGATATAGGAGTCCAGAGGGTAGAAGTGCTATTATAATCTTGCTCTATAACCCAGTATAACTGTGTTCCAGTCACAACGGTAGGGTTAGTTCCAGCAGTCGCTGAAAAGGCCGATAGACCATCAAGGGCTTTTATGTTTTTACCCCCATCCATAGACTGAAATAGTATCTGATTTACCTTACCCGTAGACTCTACACCGATATAGAAGTTATTAAAGTTAGCGAATAGGCCGAACATATCGGTATTAAAATATAACTTCATTAGTTCTGTTCCTTGTGCTACGGGTTGCCCAGACGCACCATTACTTGCATACAAAGGTGTTCCGTTATTCCACGACCACGCTTGGTATTGGGGAGGGGTATTACCTTGTATAGGGTCATCACCGCAACAGTAGGTATTACCATATAGGCTGAAAAGGCCGTTATCCGCATTATAAGTCATTTGAACCGGAGATCCGTGCAGAGGAGGTTGATTTCCACTCGTGCCTCCAAGAAGCAACCAGTAAGCGTCCCACTGGGCTTGTATAGACAGCGTAGGGTGGTAGGTATTTGGGGTAGCCGGTTGTGCGTCGTTCCATGCTCTGGAAAAGGCCAGATTGACAAGGTCTACCCAATGCTGGTAGGTATAAACATAATAGTAGTTTCCACGCAAGTCTTGCCCCGCATATATCTGCTCTGGTAGGATAACCGTATCTGGAGGGTTAGGTAAAGGTGCAAATACGGTTTCTGGCTGGTATTCTATAAAGCGACGGGCTGTGAAAGTCGTGTTAAAATCTACACCGGTCGTAGGGTGTTTAGCATATACTGTATAATCATATACAATAGAGTAAGTAGTTAGGTTTATATCGGACTGTGAATCGTTTATATTAGGTATAAACAAAGGTAAGTCCTTACCAGCACCGTCCATAGTAAAGCGAATAATGCTAAACATATACTTACTAATATCGGCAATAAGGGGGGTAGAACGAGTTTCTTGGAAACGAATGGTAGGATCACGGCCAAGTCCTAACTGGTTAATGTTATACGCATCTGCTACGATATCGGCGTTGTAATACACAATATCGGGTTCTGAACTGCTACCGATGGTTTCTACGCTGGATGAATACCCTCGTGTTGACATCTTCTTATATATACTGACGATATATTTTTACATATCTTATTTATGAAGTTTTAAATATGTCACACCCGCAACAAACTCATCTGCAGAAAGACCACTACTCTTTATCATCTTCAAGTATGCGGACAGCGGTAAGGCTTTATATAATAATCTAACTATACAGTGCCGTCCGCACGTGTTTATATCCTTATTATCCTTTTGAAAGTCATGTGAGTTATAAGTTATACGATACCCGCTTTCTTTGAATAAGCGTGTAAGGGTAGGTTTTTCCATGTTAAACTCCCTACGCTTTTCCGCCGATATCCATTCTAACTCCGTATCGGGGACTTTGCCATAGGGGTCAAAAAACTCTATTTGATCGGGCTTCTTTATCATACAAACCCA